ATGCCATCACGAATCCCAAAAGCCTGCCGCGTTCGCGGTTGCCGCAATACCACTACTGACCCGTCAGGCTATTGTGAAAGCCATAAAAGCGAAGGCTGGAAGCAATACAAGCCAGGACAATCTCGTCATCAGCGCGGTTATGGTTCGAAGTGGGATGTTATCCGCGTGCGTGTCCTGAAGCGTGACAAAGGCCTGTGTCAGCTATGTCTGCGTGCTGGTGTGGTGCGTGAGGCGAAAACTGTTGACCACATCATCCCTAAAGCGCATGGCGGCACAGATGCCGACAACAATCTGCAGAGCCTGTGCTGGCCGTGCCATAAGGCGAAGACGGCCCGTGAACGGCTAAAGTGATCATAATTCTCAACTGTCTGAGGGGAGGGGCGGGTCAAATCCCTGTGACCTGACGTCTTCCGGACTGCCCGCCCCATCGTTTTTTTATACCCGCGAAAAATGAAATTTAACCAGGAGTGCCGCATATGGCTGGAACGGCGGGGCGTTCCGGGCGTCGCCCCAAGCCAACGGCGCGCAAGGCGCTGGCCGGAAACCCCGGCAAGCGAGCCCTGAATAAAGATGAACCTGTTTTTACGCCCATCAAAGGTGTTGAGCCACCGGAGTGGTTCGCTGAAGAAGATCTCCCTCTCGCCACGATCATGTGGCAACTGACAACTAAAGAACTTTGCGGTCAGGGCCTGCTGTGCGTGACTGACCTCGCGGTGCTTGAGCGGTGGTGTGTGGCCTATGAGTTCTGGCGACGTGCCGTGAAAAATATTGCCAGACAGGGCAACACCATCACCGGTGCAATGGGCGGTATGGTCAAAAATCCTGAGCTGACCGCCAAAAAAGAACAGGAGTCCGAGATGAGCAGCACGGGGGCAATGCTCGGACTCGACCCCAGCAGCCGCCAGCGTCTGATTGGCCTGGCGGGGCAGAAGAAAGCTACTAACCCGTTTCTGAAAATCATCGAATCATGAGCCGGAAATCTTACCCCAACGTAAATGCTGCCAATCAGTATGCCCGGGATGTCGTTCGCGGAAAGATTGTGGCCTGCCAGTTTGTGATTCAGGCCTGCCAGCGCCATCTTGATGACCTGATGGCGGAAAAAAGTAAGTCGTTTCGTTACCGCTTCGACAAGGACCTGGCTGAACGGGCCGCCAAATTTATTCAGCTGTTGCCGCACACCAAGGGTGAGTGGGCATTCAAGAGGATGCCCATCACGCTGGAGCCGTGGCAGCTCTTTGTGATCTGCTGTGCGTTTGGCTGGGTCAATAAAGGCTCCCGGCTGCGCCGCTTCCGGGAGGTGTATACCGAAATCCCCCGTAAGAACGGCAAATCGGCAATCTCTGCCGGTGTCGCCCTGTATTGTTTTGCCTGTGATAACGAGTTCGGCGCGGAAGTGTATTCCGGTGCCACGACGGAGAAACAGGCATGGGAAGTCTTTCGTCCGGCACGACTGATGTGTAAACGCACACCCATGCTGACGGAAGCGTTCGGGATTGAGGTTAACGCCTCAAACATGAACCGTCCGGAGGATGGTGCGCGTTTTGAACCGCTGATCGGTAACCCTGGTGATGGTTCATCACCCCACTGTGCGGTGGTGGATGAATATCACGAGCACGCCACCGATGCGCTTTATACCACGATGCTTACCGGGATGGGGGCGCGACGTCAGCCACTGATGTGGGCCATCACCACCGCCGGGTACAACATTGAGGGGCCGTGCTACGACAAGCGGCGGGAAGTTATCGAGATGCTCAACGGTTCGGTACCCAACGATGAACTGTTCGGGATCATCTATACCGTTGATGAAGGTGACGACTGGACCGACCCGCAGGTGCTGGAAAAAGCCAATCCAAATATTGGCGTGTCGGTTTATCGCGAATTTTTGTTAAGTCAGCAGCAGCGTGCGAAAAATAACGCCCGTCTGGCAAACGTCTTTAAAACAAAACACCTCAATATCTGGGTGTCGGCGCGTTCGGCGTATTTCAACCTGGTGAGCTGGCAGAGCTGCGAGGATAAATCACTGACCCTTGAGCAGTTCGAGGGGCAGCCGTGCATTCTGGCCTTTGACCTGGCGCGTAAGCTGGATATGAACAGCATGGCGCGACTTTATACCCGCGAGATTGACGGTAAAACGCATTACTACAGTGTGGCCCCGCGCTTCTGGGTACCGTATGACACGGTGTACAGCGTCGAGAAAAATGAAGATAGACGGACAGCCGAACGCTTTCAGAAATGGGTGGAAATGGGCGTCCTGACCGTTACCGATGGTGCAGAGGTGGATTATCGCTACATCCTCGAGGAGGCCAAAGCGGCGAACAAAATCAGCCCGGTCAGTGAGTCACCCATCGACCCCTTCGGGGCGACCGGGCTGTCACATGACCTTGCTGATGAAGATCTGAATCCCGTCACTATCGTCCAGAACTTCGCCAATATGTCCGATCCGATGAAAGAGCTGGAAGCAGCGATTGAATCGGGACGCTTTCATCATGACGGCAATCCCATCATGACCTGGTGTATCGGCAATGTGGTCGGCAAAAACATGCCAGGTAACGATGATTTAGTGAAGCCCGTCAAGGAGCAGGCGGAAAACAAAATCGATGGTGCGGTTGCACTGATTATGACGATCGGTCGGGCAATGCTCAAAGAACCTGACGATTTCCTCTCATCTCTTGATCCGGACGATGATCTCTTAATTCTATGAAATCACTAATTGCTGATGTTATCGGGCTGGCTGGTTTTGGCCTGTTTACGTGCGGGGTTTACCTGCAGTTTGGTATGGCTCCGGCTCTGATTTTGTCCGGTGCTTTACTGCTGGTGGGCGCACTGGCTATGGCCAGAAGGGGGACGCGTGCTGCTTGATGCTCTGTTCAGAAGTAAATCACTGGAGAATCCTTCCACCCCGATAACCGGTGATGCCGTTGATACTGATGGGCTGTTCCGGGCAGACGTTTATGTCAGTCCTGAGACTGCGATGAAACTGGCTGCGGTGTATTCCTGTATCTATGTCCTGTCTTCCAGCCTTGCCCAGATGCCGTTGCATGTTATGCGCAGGCACAAGGGGAAGGTTGAACCCGCACGCGATCATCCGGCGTTTTATCTGGTTCATGATGAGCCCAATACCTGGCAAACCAGCTACAAATGGCGCGAACTGAAGCAACGTCACATCCTTGGCTGGGGGAATGGGTATACCTGGGTGAAACGTAATCGTCGCGGTGAAGTCATATCCCTGGATTGCTGTATGCCGTGGGAAACGACGCTGATGAATACTGGTGGCCGATATACCTACGGTTTGTACAACGAATATGGGGCGTTTGCGATCAGTCCGGACGATATGATCCACATCCGTGCGCTGGGTAATAATCAGAAGATGGGGCTGAGTCCGATTATGCAACATGCCGAAACAATAGGCATGGGGATGAGCGGTCAGAAGTACACAGAAAGCTTCTTCAGCGGTAATGCCCGTCCGGCGGGGATAGTATCCGTTAAAAGCGGACTCAATAAGGAAAGCTGGGGCTGGCTTAAAGATCAGTGGCAGAAGGCATCGCAGGCGTTACGCCGCCAGGAAAACAAAACCATGCTGCTGCCAGCCGATCTGGATTACAAAGCACTGACTGTGTCGCCAGTTGACGCTCAGATCATTGACATGATGAAGCTGAACCGTTCAATGATCGCCGGTATTTTCAATATTCCTGCGCACATGATTAATGACCTCGAAAAAGCCACCTTCTCCAATATTTCTGCGCAGGCGATTCAGTTTGTCCGCTACACGATGATGCCGTGGGTGACGAACTGGGAGCAGGAGCTTAACCGTCGCTTGTTTACCCGCGCTGAGTTAGCCGCCGGGTATTACGTCAGGTTCAATCTGACGGGGCTTTTACGCGGAACTCCGCAGGAGCGCGCGCAATTCTATCACTTCGCTATTACCGATGGATGGATGAGCCGTAATGAGGCCCGCGCATTCGAGGATATGAATCCGGTTGAAGGGCTGGACGAGATGCTGGTAAGCGTGAATGCTGCTAACCCGGCAGGAGATTTTAAGCCCCCAAAAAACGATGAGGGAAAAACCAATGAATGACCGTGAAATCCGTTGTTACAGCGGTGAGGTGCGTGCTGAGCGGCATGACGATAACCCGGCGCACATTATCGGTTATGGATCGGTGTTTGACTGTCGTTCTGAGCTGATATTCGGTTCATTCCGCGAAATCATCCGGCCCGGCGCTTTTGACGATGTGCTTGGTGATGATGTACGCGCACTGTTTAACCACGATCCTAATTTTATTCTTGGGCGTAGTGCAGCAGGCACGCTGAATCTTTCAGTTGATGAGCGCGGATTACGCTATGACATCCAGGCTCCGGAGACACAGACCATTCGTGATCTGGTGCTGGCCCCGATGCAACGTGGAGATATTAACCAGTCATCTTTCGCTTTCCGTGTCGCCCGTGACGGTGAGGAGTGGTATCAGGATGAGGACGGGGTTGTTATTCGCGAGATAACCCGCTTTTCCCGTCTGCTGGATGTCAGTCCTGTGACATATCCTGCCTATCAGGAGGCTGACTCGGCTGTTCGCTCCATGAAAGCATGGCAGGAGGCGCGCAACAGTGGCGCGCTACAGAAAGCCATTAATCAACGTATGGCGCGTGAACGCGTCCTGACCCTTCTTAACGCGTAAAGGAAACATCATGAAACTGCATGAACTGAAACAGAAACGTAATACTATCGCAACTGACATGCGCGCCCTGAATGAAAAAATTGGTGATAACGCATGGACGGAAGAGCAGCGCACTGAGTGGAACAAAGCAAAATCCGAACTGGAAGCGCTTGATGAACGAATTGCACGCGAAGAAGAACTGCGTCGTCAGGATCAGGCGTACATTGAAAGCAATGAGGAAGAGCAGCGTCAGAATCTTGATCCGGAAAACAATCCGCAACAGGATGAGAAACGAGCTCAGGTTTTTGATAAGTGGATGCGTCACGGTGCCAGTGAGCTGACATCAGAAGAACGAAAGGCGTTGCGTGAACTTCGTGCCCAGGGTGTAGCTCAGGATGAAAAGGGCGGATATACCGTACCAGAAACATTCCTGGCGAAAGTTGTTGAGAAGATGAAATCCTACGGTGGCATCGCCAGTGTGGCGCAGATTCTGACCACTTCTGACGGTCGCACTATGGAGTGGGCAACAGCTGATGGTACTTCCGAAGTTGGTGTTCTGCTGGGCGAAAATGAAGAAGCCGGTGAAGAAGACACCGATTTCGGTATGGGAAGTCTTGGGGCGCTCAAAATAACATCGAAAATCATTCGTGTGTCTAATGAGTTGCTGCAGGACAGCGCGATCGATATGGAAGCTTATCTTGCCCGTCGCATTGCTGAACGTATTGGTCGTGGTGAAGCCCGTTATCTGATTCAGGGAACTGGTGCTGGTACGCCTAAACAACCCAAAGGGCTGGTCGCATCTGTGACCGGCACAACACAGACTGCCGCGGCAAATACGGTGAAGTGGCAGGAAATTCTGGCTCTGAAACACAGCATTGATCCTGCATATCGTCGCGGGCCGAAATTCCGCCTGGCGTTTAACGATAATACGCTGAAACTGATCAGTGAGATGGAAGACGGTCAGGGACGCCCTTTATGGTTGCCGGATATTGTTGGTGTGGCACCTGCTTCAGTGTTGAATGTACCGTATGTCATTGATCAGGAAATTGATGATATCGGGGCGGGTAAAAAATTCATGTTCTGTGGTGACTTTGATCGCTTCATTATCCGTCGTGTGCGATACATGATTCTTAAACGTCTGGTTGAGCGTTACGCGGAATATGATCAGACCGGTTTTCTGGCCTTCCATCGTTTTGACTGTATCCTGGAAGACACCTCTGCCATTAAAGCGCTGGTGGGGAAAGGTAGCGTTGGTGGTTGATTAGTCTTTTTACGTAATACAGCACGCCGCGTAATGCGGTTTTTTTGTGCCCGCGTTCTGGCGGGCACAGGAGGTTTTATGCTGTTAAAAATGGAAGAGATTAAGCTTCAGCTCCGTCTGGATGATGATTTCTCTGATGAAGATGAGTTGCTTGAACTGCTTGGTAAGGCCGCTCAGAGTCGTACGGAAAACTTCCTTAACCGTAAGTTGTATGCAACCGCAGATGACAGGCCTGCGGATGATCCTGATGGGCTTGTGATATCTGATGATGTGAAGCTGGCGCTTCTGCTACTTGTCAGCCATTTCTACGAAAACCGCTCAACGGTTACAGACGTTGAGAAAATGGAGTTGCCAATGAGTTTTAACTGGTTGGTTGTTCCTTATCGCCTTATACCACTATGAAAATTCGTCAGGCGCAGACCAGCGCAACCTACATTCTGCCGGATCCCGGCGAACTGAATAAACGCGTCCTGATCCGCCAGCGGGTGGATATGCCCGCGGATAACTTTGGCGTGGAGCCTCAATACCCGGTTGCGTTCCGGGCATGGGCGAAGGTTATCCAGACCAGTGCCACCACCTGGCAGGAAACCGCGCAGACCGGAGACGCCATCACCCATTACATCACCATTCGCTACCGCCGGGGGATCACTGCTGATTATGAGGTGGTCTGTGATGACAGTGTGTACCGGGTGAAACGTCAGCGCGATCTGAACGGGGCGCGGCGCTTTCTGCTGCTGGAGTGTACGGAACTGGGCGAATTTACGCAGAGTCACGGAGGCAGCAATGGCGACTCCCTTTTTTCACGTTGATGTTCAGCAGCCCGCGGAGATGCGCTTTAACCGCGCCCGTGTCCGGCGGGCGTTTGTCACGATTGGGCAGCGTCATATGCGTGATGCCCGTCGGCTGGTGATGCGCCGTGCGCGGTCGGTACCGGGTGAAAACCCCGGTTATCAGACCGGACGCCTGGCTCGTTCGATTGGTTACATGGTGCCGAGAGCCAGTAAAAAGCGAGCCGGTTTTATGACACGCATTGCCCCTAACCAGCGCAACGGGAAGGGGAACCGGATGATCTCTGGTGACTTCTATCCGGCGTTTCTGTTTTTTGGTGTCCGGGGAGGAGCAAAACGTCGTCGTAGTCATCATCGTGGTGCATCCGGTGGCAGCGGCTGGCGGCTGGCTCCACGTAATAACTTTATGGTGGAAACGCTTGAAAAGAACCGCAGCTGGACACGCTATTTTCTGGCGCGGGAATTGCGTAAATCACTGAAGCCGGAGCGACGACACAGATGAAACTGACGCCTGTTATTGCTGCGCTGCGTGCCCGCTGCCCGTATTTTGAAAACCGGGTGGCAGGCGCGGCACAGTTCAAAAATCTGCCGGAGGTCGGAAAGCTGAGACTCCCGGCGGCGTATGTGGTACCGGGTGATGACTCTCCGGGAGAAAACAAAAGCCAGACCGACTACTGGCAGGAGCTGAAAGAGGGCTTCTCCGTGGTTGTCATACTGAGTAACGGGCGTGATGAGCGCGGTCAGTTTGCCTCGTATGATGTGGTGGACGATGTCCGGCAGATGCTCTTTAAGGCCCTGCTGGGCTGGAACCCGGAAGCGTGCGGTAACCCGATTAACTATGACGGCGGCACGCTGCTGGATCTGAATCGTCATGAGCTGATTTATCAGTTCGATTTTTCGATCATCAGCGAGCTGACTGAAGACGATACCCGCCAGCAGGATGACCTGAACAGTCTGGATGAACTGCGAACGCTGGCGATTGATGTTGATTATCTCGATCCCGGTAACGGGCCTGACGGCGATATCGAACATCACACCGAAATAACCCTTCCTTCCTGAGAATCTTCATGTTTGTGAAACCTGTTAAAGGGCGGTCAGTGCCTGACCCTGCCCGCGGTGACCTTTTGCCCGCCGAAGGGCGAAATGTTGACGAGAACAACTACTGGCTGCGCCGTGAAGCAGCGGGTGATATCCGGCGCGTGAATAAAAAGGTGAACACCGATGACGATAAGCTTTAACACCATTCCGTCGAATACGCTGGTTCCGTTGTTTTATGCGGAAATGGATAACCAGGCGGCGAATACTGCACAGGACAGCGGAGCATCGCTGCTGATTGGTCATGCCAATAACGGTGCAGAGATTGTTGCCAACAGTCTGGTGCTGATGCCGTCGGCAGACTATGCACGCCAGATTTGTGGTGCGGGAAGTCAGCTGGCGCGTATGGTCGAGGCTTATCGCCAGACCGACCCGTTTGGTGAGCTGTATGTGATTGCCGTTCCTGAATCCACGGGCGCGGCGGCAACGGTTACGCTGACGGTGACCGGGGCGGCAACCGAAACCGGCACGGTGAATGTTTATGTGGGACGTACCCGCGTGCAGGCACCGGTGACCAATGGCGATAACGTCACGACGATTGCCAGCAGTATCCAGGATGCCATCAATGCCGTTCCGGCCCTGCCGTTTACGGCTTCATCTTCGGCAGGCGTGGTCACACTGACCGCGCGTCATAAGGGGCTTTGCGGGAATGAAATTCCTGTCAGCCTCAATTACTACGGGTTTGGTGGGGGCGAAGTGCTGCCAGCGGGCGTACAGATTGCCGTGGCGACGGGTACCGCCGGAACGGGCGCTCCGGTTCTCACCGGCGCGGTGGCTGCAATGGCGGATGAGCCGTTTGATTATATCGGCCTGCCGTTCAACGACACGGCCTCTGTTAACACGCTGGTGACCGAGATGAACGATACCAGCGGTCGCTGGAGCTATGCGCGTCAGCTGTATGGTCATGTGTATACGGCAAAGATCGGCACGCTGTCAGAACTGGTGACCGCAGGTGACCAGTTTAACCAGCAGCACATTACCCTGGCGGGGTACGAAAAAGACACCCAGACGCCTGCCGACGAACTGGCGGCAAGCCGTACCGCCCGCGCAGCGGTGTTTATCCGCAACGATCCGGCACGTCCCACGCAGACCGGTGAGCTGGTGGGTATGCTGCCTGCGCCGAAGGGGAAACGGTTCACGATGACCGAACAACAGACCCTGCTGTCTCATGGCGTGGCAACGGCGTATGTCGAAAGCGGGGTACTGCGCATTCAGCGTGATGTCACCACGTACAGGAAAAACGCTTACGGGGTTGCGGATAACAGCTACCTCGACAGCGAGACGCTGCATACCAGCGCGTATGTACTTCGCAAACTGAAATCCGTCATTACCAGTAAGTACGGGCGTCACAAGCTTGCCAGCGACGGTACCCGCTTTGGTCCCGGTCAGGCGATTGTCACCCCGGCGGTAATCAAAGGGGAACTGCTGGCAACCTACCGTCAGCTTGAGCGTGCGGGGATCGTGGAAAACTACGAACTGTTTAAGCAGTACCTGGTTGTGGAGCGTGATGCCAGCGATCCGAACCGCCTGAACACGCTGTTCCCGCCTGACTATGTTAACCAGTTGCGTGTCTTTGCCGTGGTTAACCAGTTCCGTCTTCAGTATTCAGAGGAGTCCGCATAATGGCCCGTATCGGGGGAACCTGTTATTTCAAAATTGACGGTCAGCAGCTATCGCTGACCGGCGGCATTGAGGTGCCTATGAACAAAACGGTTAACGATGACATCATCGGTCTGGATGGTTCAGTGGACCGCAAGGAAACTCACCGTGCACCTTATGTCAAAGGGACCTTCAAGGTGCCGAAGAATTTTCCGGTGAGCAAAATCACCTCGTCTGATGAGATGACCATCACTGCCGAGCTGGCGAACGGTCAGGTCTATGTACTGTCGTCTGCCTGGCTGCACGGCGAAGCGAACCATAATGCCGAAGAAGGCACGGTCGATCTTGAGTTCCACGGTGAAGAAGGGGATTACCAGTAATGAAAGAGCTTGAGTTAAAGAAACCGATTACCGCTCATGGCGAGACACTCTCCGTACTGGAGTTTGATGAGCCCACCGGGAAAGATGTCCGCGAGCTGGGATATCCCTACCAGATGAATCAGGATGAGTCCGTCAGACTTCTGGCGCATGTGGTATCGAAATACATCGTGCGGCTGGCGAAAGTGCCGCAAAGCTCTGTCGACCAGATGTCTCCGGCAGACCTGAATGCAGCGGCGTGGCTTGTGGCCGGTTTTTTCCTCCAGGCCTGACGGCTGAATACCTCACTGATCGCTTCTTTGACTGCGCCAGTTACTGGCGCATTAATCCCTTCGAATTGCTGAATATGCCGATCAGTGAAATTCCCTTGCTGGTCAGTCAGGCAAACAGGATAGAGCAGGAGAAACGCACACATGGCTGAATTTGAGCTTAAGGCGTTGATCACCGGTGTCGACAGGCTTTCTCCCGCGCTGTCGAAAATGCAAAAGAAAATCCGGGGATTTAAACGCCAGGCGGAAGAAGCGTCACAGGGTGGGCTGGCGCTTGGTGGCGGACTGGCAGCGGGTCTGACGCTTTCCCTGAAATCTTATGCCGATCAGGAAAACGCCGCCACCGGGCTGAAAGTCGCCATGATGGATGCGAACGGCGAGGTTGGAAAGAGCTTTCAGGACATCAATAAACTGGCTATTGGCCTGGGTAACCAGCTACCCGGTACAACGGCTGATTTCCAGAACATGATGCAGATGCTGGTGCGTCAGGGGATCCCGGCAGAAAACATTCTGGGTGGTGTGGGTAAAGCGACAGCTTATCTTGCGGTACAACTGAAAAAAACACCGGAAGCGGCTGCTGAGTTTGCTGCAAAGATGCAGGATGCTACCGGAACGGCGTCAGAAGACATGATGGGGCTGTTCGACACTATCCAGAAGGCGTTTTATCTGGGCGTTGACGATACCAACATGTTGTCCTTCTTCACTAAAACCAGTTCTGTTCTGAAGATGGTGAACAAGGACGGTCTTCAGGCTGCACAGAGCCTTGCCCCCATCAGCGTCATGATGGATCAGATGGGGATGAACGGGGAGTCGGCAGGTAATGCCCTGCGAAAAGTTATCCAGTCCGGATTAAGCGTTAAGAAAATCAGGGACGTCAATAAAGTCATGGCCCGCCAGAGACTCGGGGTACAGCTCGATTTTACTGACGGCAAAGGAAGTTTTGGCGGTCTTGATAACATGTTCAGGCAACTGGCAAAGCTGCGAAAACTGACCGACGTTAAGCGAACAGGTGTACTTAAGGCAATATTTGGTGATGATGCCGAAACCCTTCAGGTGGTCAATGCACTAATCGATAAAGGAAAGGATGGCTACGATCAGATCCAGCAGAAGATGAATAAACAGGCCAGCCTGAATAAACGTGTTCAGGCACAGCTTGGTACGCTGTCCAACCTGTGGGAGGCAATGACGGGGACCGCAACTAACGGCCTTGCGGCTATTGGCGGCGCATTTTCTGGTGACGCCAAAAATATCACGCAATGGCTGGGGGAGTTGGGGGAAAAATTCACGAAGTTTGCGGATGAAAATCCCCGGGTTATTCGCGGCGTCGTCGGGCTTGCTGCCGGTCTTGCGATTCTGAAACTGGGATTGATGGGCGTGGGCGGTGCCATCAGCATTGTCAGCAGGATCATGTCGATGACGCCGATTGGCATGATTGCGACGGCGATAGCCCTGGCTGCGGGATTAATTATCACTAACTGGGATGTTGTCGGACCTTATTTCAAGAAGCTCTGGGAAACCATTGGTCCTTATTTTGAGGCTGGCTGGGAACTCCTTAAGAAAGTTTTTGCCTGGTCGCCGCTGGGGATGGTGATCAATAACTGGGGGCCGGTTGTTAAGTGGTTTCAGGATATGTGGGACAAGCTGAAGCCAATTATTGAGTGGTTTACCGACAGTTCCGGTGACACGGTCGATGCCATTAACTCTGCGCAGTGGGGCGCGGGTGCTTATGATGCTTATGGGACGGGAATACCGGCACGGGGATACACTCCTTATCCGGCGGTGGATCCGGCTCAGGCAAACAACGCCTCCGATGCCACAGGCTCGAATCCCTTCATGATTAATAAAGCTACCGCGCCAAAAGTTGATGGTGAGATCAAGGTATCATTTATAAATATGCCACCAGGTATGCGGGTTACGGAAACACGCTCCAGTGGCATTGATATAAATCACGATGTTGGCTATACCCGATTTTGGTAGCCAGGATTCCCCTCACATGTATTGCTGGTTGTAAGTCATAAATAGAGTGATAGAATTAATGCACATTTAGAAAAATGTTAATAGGCGAAAAATGAAAGGCTATATCACAGCAAGTGTAATTCTTGGAGCAGCGGCTATTTTTTCATCTCTCATAATCTCTGGCAACATCTCCTTTAAAGATGAACATATTATTCAGTTATCTGGAGGAGCCATAAAACTTGGTGATGTTTATAAAGAAAATAAATTGATAAGTGCAAAGATTATTTTTCCAGATAATCAGGGTGAACAGATTCTTGTTGTCGACGGCAATCCTGAAAACTTTAAGGAGGATTTTCAGGAGAAATTAAATAAAGTAATAAAAACTTTAAATGCGTCAAAGAAAAAAGATGAAGAGAAAGTTAGTCTGGATAATTTAAGTGTTATTGAAGAGTCTAAACTAGAGCTCGTTTCTGCGGTGCGTTACTCTGCTCAGTATGTTCCTATGTTTACTCTGACGCTGGACAAAAAAGAAATTACCATGCCTAAAAATACGGTAATATTTCCATTTGCCAGCGATGAAACAGCTAAGTATTTAAATGAACAACAGCAAAAGTATAAAGATTCGTTGTTTCTGACTCGCTAATTAATAAAATTCATTACAAGGCCACCTTCTAATAGGTGGCTTTTTTATTTTCGGAGTGTATATGACGTGGAAAGACAGGCTTCAGGATGCGTCATTTCGAGGTGTGCCGTTTAAGGTTGAAGAAGAAAGTGCGGGAACCGGTCGCCGTGTGGAAACACATGAATACCCGAACCGCGACAAGCCCTATACCGAAGATCTGGGAAAAGTCACTTTCCGCCCGTCCATCACAGCTTATGTGGTGGGAGATGACTGCTTTGACCAGCGCGATCGCCTGATTGAAGCGCTGAATAAACCCGGTCCCGGCACGCTTGTCCACCCGACATATGGTGAGCTGAAAGTCTGTGTTGACGGGGAAGTTCGGGTCAGCACATCGAAAAGTGAAGGGCGTATTGTCCGCTTTGACCTGAAGTTTGTCGAAGCAGGAGAACTCTCTTACCCCACATCAGGTGCGGCGACGGCGCAGACGCTGATGTCATCCTGTTCTGCACTGGATGACTGCATCAGTGACAGCTTCAGCGGTTTCAGTATCGATGGTGTGGCGGATTTCGTGCAGAACGACGTTATCGGTAATGCCAGCATAATGCTGGGGTATGTTTCTGATGCGATGAAAGTGGTGGATTCTGCCGTATCGGATGCCGCCAGGCTGTTGCAGGGGGATATCTCGGTACTTCTGCCGCCGCCATCGTCAGGCAAAAATTTCGTTGAGCAGGTGCAGAAAATGTGGCGTACCGGGAAACGCCTTTATGGTAACGCCAGCGACCTGGTCACCATGATCAAAACGCTTTCCGGTGTCAGCCTCGGCAGCGATCTGCAACCGCGCGGCGTCTGGAAAACGGACAGTAAAACCACCTCCACGGCGACGCAGCAGCGTAACGTGGTTGCCAGCACCCTTCGTACGACCGCAATCAGCGAAGCGGCGTATGCCGTCACCCGATTGCCTGCGCCAACAACTTCCGCGGTGATGCAGAATTCCGCAGTGGGGCAGGCAACAACACCCGCGCAGAGCACCGGCTGGCCTTCCGTCACGCATCCGGCACTGAACAATGCACCGGCGGTGAAAAACACGGTTGACCTGCCGACGTGGGAAGAACTGACTGACATTCGCGACACACTGAATACGGCAATTGATAAGGAGTTGTCCCGTACAACCAGCGATGCGCTGTTTCTGGCGCTGCGCCGGGTGAAAGCAGATCTGAATGCGGATATCAACACGCGCCTTGAACAGTCTGCACGGATCATTCAGCGCACACCGGATGAGGTTTTACCCGCGCTGGTGCTGGCGGCGACCTGGTTTGATAACGCGGCGCGTGACGCGGACATTATCCGGCGTAATGCCATTACGCATCCCGGCTTTGTGCCGGTGATCCCTCTGAAGGTGCCAGTGCAATGAACGATAACGTCACGCTACGGGTAAATGGCCGGGAGTGGAATGGCTGGACATCGGTGCGCATCGGTGCCGGTATTGAACGACTGGCGCGGGATTTCAGTGTGGAGATCACCCGCCAGTGGCCGGGAGATGAGGGTATTACCACGCTTCAGCCGCGCATTAAAAACGGTTCAAAAGTGGAAGTGCTGATTGGTGATGAGCTGGTGATCACCGGCTGGGTGGAGGCGACGCCCGTTCGTTACGATGCCCGTTCGGTCAGCACCGGTATTGCCGGACGTAGTCTGACCGCTGACCTGATTGACTGTGCAGCCGAACCGACACAGTTTAACGGACGATCGCTGGTACAGATTGCGCAGGCGCTTGCTGCGCCTTTCGGCATTGAGGTGGTGAACAGCGGTGCGCCGTCGGGTGTTATTCCTGATGTCCAGCCTGATCACGGTGAAACGGTGATTGAGGTGATCAACAAAATACTCGGTCAGCAGCAGGCGCTGGCTTACGACGATCCGCACGGCAGGCTGGTGATTGGCGGTATTGGCTCAACGCGGGCACATACCGCGCTGGTACTTGGGGAAAACATCCTTTCCTGTGATACGGAGAAGAGTATCCGGGAGCGGTTTTCAGTTTACCAGGTGGCGGGGCAGCGTGCCGGAAACGACGATGATTTCGGTGAGGCCACCACCACCGCGCTGCGGGCCCGCACAGAGGACGCATTTATTGCCCGTTACCGTCCGATGTATATCAGGCAGACAGGGCAGGCCACGGGGGCAGGCTGTATTGCGCGTGCTGACTTTGAAGCCCGGCAACGGGCGGCGCGGACGGATGAAACCACCTATGTGGTGCAGGGCTGGCGACAGGGTAACGGTACGCTGTGGCAGCCCAACCAGCGGGTGATTGTCTTCGATCCGGTCTGTGGTTTCGACAATACCGAACTGCTTGTCTCGGAAGTCACGTTTACTCAGGACCAGAACGGCACCCTGACGGAAATCCGTGTCGGCCCACCTGATGCTTATCTGCCTGAACCCGAAGCCCCCGGCGCGCGGAAAAAGAAAAAAACCAGAGTACAGGAGGACCCGTTCTGATGAGGACGATTGAAGCCATGCAGCGACAACTCCTCGGGCTGATTGGGCGGGCAGTGGTGAAAAGCATCAGTGCCGCCACGAAATGTCAGACCGTGGATGTGTCTCTGATTGCCGGTGAACCCAAAGCCGGGGTTGAACATCTTGAACCCTACGGTTTTACCGCAAGGGCAAACAGCGGTGCGGAAGCGGTGGTGTTGTTTCCGGATGGCGACCGTTCTCATGCGGTGGTTGTTACGGTGTCGGACCGGCGCTACCGCCTGAAAGGGCTGCAGACGGGTGAGGTGGCTGTCTATGACGATCAGGGGCAGTCCGTGACGCTGACCCGGGAGGGGATTGTGGTGGACGGTGCAGGTAAAACGATCACGTTTCGCAATTCACCTAAAGCACGTTTTGAAATGGACCTGGAAGTGACCGGACAGGTGAAAGACCTGTGCGACTCCGGCGGCACCACCATGTCAGCGATGCGGCTTGCCTATAACGGCCATCGTCACAGAGAGAACGGTCAGGGCAGTAACACCGACAAACCGGATAAAGCGATGGAGGCATGATGGAGCTGTGGCTGACGGTGAACGGTAAACGCACCTGCGCCAGCGCACCGCTGGATCCGCTGACCCGCGCCGTGGTGATTTCCCTGTTTACCTGGCGGCGGGCTGAACCTGATGACAATGCCGACGTCCCGATGGGATGGTGGGGGGATACCTGGCCTGCGGTACAGAATGACCGTTACGGCTCCAGACTGTGGCTGCTTCAGCGCAGCAAACTGACCAATCAGCTGGTGCAGACGGTAAGGGGGTATATCCGCGAATGCCTGCAATGGATGACTGATGACGGCGTGGTGTCCCGTATTGATCTGGATATCCGCCGCACCGGGATTAATGAACTGGGTAACAGTATCACCCTCTGGCGTCGTGACGGACCGGTAATGATTTCTTTTGATGATCTGTGGAGTGCGATAACGCATGGCGGACAGTGAATTTCAGCGCCCGACGCTGGCAGAAAATATCAGTATGCTCCGTAACGATTTATTCGCCAGGCTGGACGTCAGCGACACGCTCCGGCGCATGGATGAAGACGTGCGGGCAAAGGTGTATGCGGCGGCGCTGCATACGGTTTACGGGTACATCGATTATCTGGCAATGAACATGCTGCCTGACCTGTGCGATGAGTCCTGGCTGGCGCGACATGCTGCGATGAAACGGTGTCCGCGCAAGGGGGCCACGGCTGCCAGCGGGTATATGCGCTGGGAAGGTGTCAGCGATGGCCTGAAGGTGACCGCCGGGAGTGTTATTCAGCGCGATGACCTGGTTCAGTATACTGCAACTGCCGATGCAACCAGCTCCGGTGGTGTCCTGCGCGTGCCGATCGCCTGCTCAAATGCAGGCGCGGTCGGTAACGCTGACGACGGTACGGCATTAATCCTGGTCACGCCGGTGAATGGTCTGCCGTCTTCCGGTGTTGCAGATACCCTGACTGGCGGATTCGATACTGAAGATCTGGAAACGTGGCGCGCCCGCGTCATTGAGCGGTATTACTGGATGCCGCAGGGCGGGGCTGACGGGGACTATGTCGTCTGGGCTAAAGAAGTGCCCGGCATTACCCGCGCATGGACATACCGTCACTGGATGGGAACGGGAACTGTCGGTGTGATGATTGCCAGCAGTGACCTGATTAATCCCATTCCGGAAGAATCAACGGAAACGGCGGCAAGACAACATATCGTGCCACTGGCCCCGGTGGCAGGCTCTGATTTGTATGTGTTCAGGCCGGTGGCACATACGGTGGATTTTCATATCCGCGTGACGCCGGACACACCGGAAATACGGGCTGCCATCACCGCGGAGTTGCGTTCGTTCCTGCTGCGTGATGGTTATCCGCAGGGAGAACTGAAGGTATCGCGTATCAGTGAGGCGATTTCCGGTGCGAACGGGGAATACAGCCATCAGTTGCTTGCACCGGCAGACAATATCTCCATTGCAAAAAATGAACTGGCGGTACTGGGGGCGATTTCATGGACGTGACAAACGATGATTACATCCGTCTGTTGTCGGCACTGTTGCCCCCCGGTCCGGCGTGGTCAGCCAGCGATCCGGCGATTGCCGGTGCGGCACCGTCATTAACTCGCGTTCATCAGCGTGCGGATGCCCTGATGCGGGAGCTGGATCCGCGCACCACCACCGAACTGATAAATCGCTGGGAGCGTCTGTGCGGCCTGCCGGATGAATGTATTCCCGCAGGGACACAGACCCTTCGCCAGCGTCAGCAACGGCTGGATGCGAAGGTTAACCTGGCGGGCGGCATCAACGAGGATTTTTATCTTGCACAGCTTGCTGCCCTGGGCAGACCAGATGCCACCATCACGCGATACGACAAAAGCACGTTCACCTGCTCATCGGCCTGTACTGACGCTGTGAACGCGCCTGAATGGCGGTATTACTGGCAGATCAACATGCCAGCCGCCACCAACACCACCTGGATGACATGTGGCGATCCCTGTGATTCCGCACTGCGTATCTGGGGGGACACCGTTGTCGAGTGCGTGCTTAACAAACTCTGCCCGTCGCATACCTACGTAATTTTTAAATATCCGGAGTAATCCATGCATCGTATAGACACGAAAACCGCGCAGAAGGATAAGTTCGGCGCGGGTAAAAACGGTTTTACCCGTGGTAACCCCCAGACTGGCACGCCTGCCACCGATCTGGATGATGACTACTTTGACATGTTGCAGGAGGAGCTTTGCAGCGTTGTGGAGGCATCCGGTGCCAGTCTCGAGAAGGCGCGGCACGACCAGCTGCTTACCGCGCTTCGTGCGCTGCTGTTAAGCCGCAAGAATCCGTTTGGTGATATCAAATCGGATGGCACTGTGCAAACGGCTCTCGAAAACCTGGGAATGACAGACATTCTGAATGATAAACAGGATAAAAATGATAATCTGACATCATTGTCGAGCTTAACAGGAATACCGGATGGGCTGGCATTTTTTACAGGTGCTGGAACAATGGATATGACAGCGCTGACTCAAAATGGTAGGGAAATTTTAAGTAAAAAAAACGTATCGGAAACTCTACAATATTTAACACTTGGTGATGGAACAGGAAGGCTTTTGGGGGTTCAGGTATTTGGATCATCTGGGACTTATCACAAATCACCTGGTGTAACGAAAATTATAGTGGAAGCCGTTGGCGGTGGTGGTGCCAGTGGCAATTTATCAGCAACAGCCTCAAATAACTGTGGTGTAAGTGCTGCCGGTTCCAACGGGGCATATGCTAAAGCATTTTTTTATCAGTCTATACCTGAATCCGTGCAAGTAACTATTGGAAGCGGTGGTGTAGCAGGAACAGGACCAGGAGGCTCTGGAGGTGACGGCGGGAATACAAGCTTTGGTGATTTGCTTGTATGCCCGGGAGGAAGGGGATCAACTCAAGTTCAGCAGGTACCTCCATTTTCAGGGGGAAGTGCAACAGAAGCACCAATTCCTACAGGGCAAGGGATTCTGTTCCATTCAGTTTCACGATCAAATTTATGTGGGGCACTTGGATTTGGTGATGATCAGGCGATTGGCGTTGAAAGTATAACCACTACTATGCTTGGGACATACGGTATTGGCGGGACAGGTAAATACAATAAGGCGTCATCAGGCCCAGCGACAGGAAATAATGGAAATCAGGGATATATTCTTGTGTGGGAGTATCAGTAATGAGCGATATTTATGCAGTCGTACAAAATGGTGTCGTTACAAATCTTGTTGTATGGGATGGTAAGTCAGGGTTTAAGCCAGAAAAAGCGGATATAGTTAAATGTGTTGGAGATGTTGGTATTGGCTGGTCATATGACGGTAAAAAATTCATCAAGCCTGAAGATAAAACCGCGCAATAGCGCGGTTTTATTTATTTTACTGCTAAAATTCGTTTTCTTAGCATCAGCTCTAAAGGCTCCTCAACTAATTTATAAAGTATGATTGAGACTATGGTTATTATAACAAGGAGCGCTATTAAATAGAGTGGTCCGGGGTTATGTCCAAAGATTTTAAAGCAAAATAATATAATGGGTTGATGAATTAAATAAAAAATAAATGATGATTTCCCTAATAGCTCTAGGGTTTTTGAACTGAGGATAGTATGAATGACTCCATTTCTTAGATAGATGCATGAAGTAAAGAATATTACCATGGGGAGTAAATAATATAACGAATAACGTAGACTATTATTTATGTTGTTGCTATAATATATAGCTATTAGCAGAGGTAATAGTGAAATTAAAAACAAAAGGCTGTCGACTGTCTGCTGTCGGCTGTTTTTCCAGCAAGCGTAAATAATCATGCCGCAAATAAATTCTACCAAGCGGCTTACTGGGAATATATAATATAACCAGTGATTAAGTTCTTCTGTTTGTATAATTTTTAAAAAATATATAGTTAATAGTAGAGTTATAATTGATATTGCAGTGATTACTTTCTTTGTAATTGATGTATAAATCAACGGAATAAACATTAAATAAAAAAACAGCTCATCAGACAAAGACCATGATACACCATTTAATGAGAAGTAGTAATCCTCCTTTGGTATCCAACTTTGCATTAATAAAATATTTGTTAAGGTTTTTGAAAAATCAAAGTTCTTTAAGTGAATGGTTAGTAAAATAAATGGCATGGCTAATAATAGATGCATTGGAACAATTCTTGCCAATCTTAAAAGAATAAACTGTCTTTTACTTGTTACTTCATTTTTTAGCTTGTCTTCATATGAATATGAAAGAATGAAGCCAGATAAAATAAAGAAAAAGGAAACGCCAATAAATCCCTGGGAAAACATTTCTTTTACAAAAACACCAAAATAGTCTGTATTTAAATGGCATAAATAAACCATTAATGCAGCTATAAATCTGAGTCCTGTTAAGTGGCGAAGCATCAATAACCTCTTGTTATGAAGATAAAGCAATTCAAAAGAGGCATTTTATGACTGTAGGGGATTGGTGTCTATATGAATGAGTAATCTGGTTTTTAAAATCTTCTTTAATTACAAAATAAACCTTTCTTAGGCTATAGATTTGTGGCTGTAACACTGTGTGTCCACGACATTGAGACATCCTTCCGCTTTGCTATAGATGTGGAATTCAGGATCAAGCGATATCGGACTCATCCTCAGCACCACCCGGTTAATCTGGATAACGGGAGAAGGGAAGCGCTGCCAGAAGATGATGATGGTTACAGTTCTGCACTGGCTATATTCGTGGTGATCACTTACATAATTAATGACGCCAGGAATACGGAGTTTGATGATTGCCTGGTGATGTGAGAAAAAACTCATACACACAAAGCTTTGCACTGGATTGCAAGGCTTTGTGCTATTCGATAGCACGAGTTTGAATGAAAATCAGCTGTTATCGATTTTACGTATTTTTGTATGAGAGGATTTTTACCTCCTCCCACCGATCCTCCATAACTTTACGACACTGTCTCTAGGACTGCTATGTGCCAAGAGCGGAATTTTCTAATATTATGCTGCATTCGTTTAAGGGGAGCAGATCAGCTAACGACTCCTACGTCCTGGGGAAAGGTCACATATGCTAAACAGCAGCTCAGCAAAGAGAAGAGCGAATTTGGTAACGGGAAACCGTTATGATATGAATAAGGCTCCCAATGGGAGCCTTATTTTTTGATAGGGATGATGAATATTATCCGAGGCTTACTGGCTTTACACCTTTCTTCGGCCCGACCATATCCATGTCTTTTTCCTTCTGACCAACTTTGGCAAGTTTGTTGCCGTCGATGGAAGCCCAGAAGTCGAGAGAGCGTCTTGCACTAGCCATAGCTTTATCAGAAGTGATTTTTTTATGTTGTTTGATCATGGTTAACCTCTTTGGCTATAGACTTTACGGATAATTTTATAACAAATGCGTTCATTAAACAAACAGCCCATCGACTGCTGATTGAGATTGTCATTCTTCAACTGGGTCAATGCCATTCACTTTCCGTCGTATGGTGTCGAGGATGTCGTGCACATCTGCAGACATCTTACTGTGGTCATGCCATACTTGGGCAAATCCGTAGCTCCTGTAACGCGGTTGTGCATCTTCAGTAGGATCTTGAATATAAACGTCGTCAAGCTCCGCGATCTGGCAGAAGGTAGTCGCGTAAATAAGTGCGATGATCAACACATTGCCTGTTAGGTCGGTATCCTCATCTGAAATGAAGTTTTCTAACATGCAAATTGAGAATTGCTCACGGCGCCAGTCGTATTTACAAATGATAACCGCATGAAGCTGTTCGGGCTCATCACGGTCGATCAGCTTTAACGTTATATCCAGTATTCCATCTACAGCGTCACCGCGATAGGTCTGCATCGCCCATCGCCAGTCCAAGTGGCTTTGTAAACTTGCATCTTCAAGCTGGCGTCTCTCTTCATCGCTCAAAACGCCTACAGAGATATTAGTCCATCCAAGTGATTCAATAGCTTTTTGTGTTGTTGCTAGACATTGATCATGTATTTGCTGAGTAGATAGGAAGCTCACTTCATGTCATCCTTTATCTTTTGTCCCACAGCAATTATATCGTTCAAGTGTGAAAGTAGGCGAGTTATTCTGACCTACGCCCCTCGCTATACGTGGTTTTAGAGGGCTGACATGACTGTTCCCAGCTGATTGCCACACGGCATTGTTCGCAAGATTTATGTCGACTCAATTATGAACGTCTGCTGATCGCTCATAACAGGCATTCACTACATTTATCTTCATTGGCTATGCAAGTCGTAATACAAGTTGGGACAAAACTGAGACACATAAGGCCTCACAATGGCTTGCAAGGCTTTACATGTTTTGATGTGATGGGACGTGTGAGCGCAGTGTTGATGGGGTAATGCTTTGAATTAGAAACGGATTCTTATAATTCGTAATGCGAAGGTCGTAGGTTCGACTCCTATTATCGCACCATTAAAATCAAAGAGTTACCCCATATTTAAATACACCACGTTTCCTCCTGTGCCGCATTTGTGCCATTGTAACCTTGGCAATTCATCAAAATACTGTTCTGACATCAGGCAGTGCAGGTGCAGCTATTTAAACCAATTGCTGCCGCCATTCTTTGACGTAGTCAATCAGGGCGCGGAGCTTTGGTGCAATATTGCGACGCTGTGGGAAATACAGATAGAAGCCCGGAAATTGTGGAAGAAAGTCATCAAGCAGCGATACAAGCTTACCGCTTTCAATATATGGCCTGAAAGTTTCCTGAGTGGCAATTGTTATTCCTCCGCCGGCAAGAGCCAGCCTCACCATCAGACGCAGATCATTAGTCGTAATCTGCGGTTCAATCGCAAGGTCGAAAGTTCTCCCGTTTTCTTCAAATGGCCAGCGATAAGGCGCAACCTCCGGGGACTGACGCCAGCCGATACACTTATGGGTATTTCCCCCGGAGGCGAGAAAGCGCTCTCCACGCCCGGCCGCAAGGATCAGGACGACGGTGGCAGGCAT